GGCTGCTCGGACTGCTCGGACTGCTCGCGCTGCTCGGGCTGCTCGGGCTGCTCGGGCTGCTCGGGCTGCTCGGACTGCTCGCGCTGCTCGCGCTGCTCGGGCTGCTCGGACTGCTCGCGCTGCTCGGGCTGCTCGGACTGCTCGCGCTGCTCGGACTGCTCGCGCTGCTCGCGCTGCTCGGGCTGCTCGGACTGCTCGGACTGCTCGCGCTGCTCGGGCTGCTCGGGCTGCTCGGACTGCTCGCGCTGCTCGCGCTGCTCGCGCTGCTCGGGCTGCTCGGGCTGCTCGCGCTGCTCGGACTGCTCGGGCTGCTCGGACTGCTCGGGCTGCTCGGGCCTGACTGACAACAAGCCCATAAAAGTCGAGCGCATCGACGTACCGAAGATCGAGAACATCCACCAAAAAGTGTACGAGGCGGTTTCAAAGCCCAATGCTTTTAACATGGGTGCATGGCACACCTGCGAGACAACACATTGCCGCGCCGGTTGGGTGGTTACGCTCGCCGGAGAGGAAGGCAAGAAGCTGGAGGCGTTCCACGATACGGCGCTGGCCGCATCACTGATCTACCACGCCAGCTCGCCGCTTCCCGTGTCCATGCCGCGTTTCTACGACAACAACGATGCTGCCATGGCCGATATGAAGCGTCTGGCAGAACTGGAGGCATCCGCATGAAAACCTATTTATTTTTCGACACTGAATCCACCGGCCTGATCGACTTCAAGCTTGATTTGATGGACGAATCGCAACCGCGCATCGTGCAATTGGCTGCGCTGTTGATTGGCCATGGAATCCCCATGCGCGACATCCTCACCCGCTTCAACAGCCTGAAAGGCCAGTGCTCAGCGCGGGTGGCGTTCAATATCGACTTCGATAAGCGTTTATTGGCGCGTGAGGCGCATATTTGCGGCATCGAGCACGATTCGGATGGGCTGGAATCCCATTGCGTCATGCGTATGGCAAAGCCGATCTGCAAGCTGCCGCCGACGGACAAGATGATGGCGACCGGGCGCAAGGATTTTAAACCGCCGAAACTGGAAGAAGCGTATCAGCATTTTTTCGGAAAGAGCATGGACGGCGCACACGATGCCATGAATGACGTAAAAGCGACTGCTGCTATTTTCTTCGCAATCCTCGCCGCGCAGAATGAGCCAGCAGCGTTGGAAGCGAGGGAATCATGAATAACGACGAACTGTGGCGGGCAGAAGAAATCGCCCATTATTTGAAGCTGGCAAAAAAAACGGTGCAGAATAAGGTTCTAACCAATCATACCTTTCCTGCGCCCCGCTTGCTGGAATTCACCGGGAATAAACGCCCGGCAAAACGGTGGATTCCTAAGGAGGTCATCGCTTGGGCGACGAGGCATTAATCCAACTTTGCCGCCAATTCTGTGGCGGTGGCATTGTAATAAATACTCAAACTTCGCAAGTCTTTATGCCCAACCATTCTAGCCAGCTCCAAAACGGTAAGGCGCTTTGCAAGGCGCGTGATCGCCTCATGTCGGAGATCGTGGAAATGGAAATTATGAACCTTTGCCAGATCGCAGGCTCGTTTGAAGATAACACCAGCCGATGCTTGCGGGACGGTAAACACCCTACCCTCGGTGGTCGGCATAGCTTTGAGAAGCTCAACAGCCTTTTTGGAAAGCGGAACATTTCGCTTCGTGCCGTTTTTGGTATCCGGCAGCGCGACATATTGCTGGCTGAGAAACACCCTGTCCCATTCCAAGCCCCATATCTCCCCTTGGCGCATAGCCGTTTCAAGGGCGAGCAGAGCCGCGCAGGCGATTTTCTGCCTGATGGTAATTACCTCGCCAGTATATTCAAGCGCCTGAAGCAGCCTTTCAAGCTCATCTCCATGCAGAAGTCTGTCGCGGGAGGGGTTGGCGCGGGGCAAGGATACGTCCCGCTGCGGTTCGTGAGTTATCCACTTCCATTTTTTGCGTGCAGCGGTCAGGGTTGCGCTAATCAGGTTGAATTCGCGCCTGATGGAAGAGCCGCTGATAGTCTGCCTATCTACCCAGTCCTGCAAATCCTGCGTGGAAAGGTCGGATATAACAATGTCGGCCACGGGGTCGCGCTTGAGTTTTTCAAACCTTATCTCCTCCCACCGGCAGCCCTTATGCGTGGGGGAAATTTCTTTAGCATACCTATCAAAAGCCTGAGAGAGCGTCTTTGCAACCTGTATGCCGGAATGCTTGCCGCGCTGCTTTTCCTGATCGAGTGCCCATTGCTGGGCATCAAGTTTGCTGACAAAGGTTTTAGCCGCGTAGAAGGTCTTTATTCTGACCTCCGCGAGAAACTTATTGCCCTTCTTTCTGATGCTCGCCATACGGTCGTAATCCGGTCGCAATTTTGTCGTAAATTTTGTCGTTCTTGGGGAAAACGGGGGAACGAGCCGGATATACGTCTAATCTTAAGCTCAATAAAAAGGAAGGATAAAGTGAATATGGGGAATAGTGGGGAAGTATATTGTGGTGCGGGTGGAGGGACTGGGTTTAATTATCCAAGCTATATAGTTGCAGAATTTAAGTCGCAATTTAGTCGTAATATTCGCGTGGGTGGGGTGTGAATATGTCCCCAACATTGCAAGTCAGCATGGCTCTGTGCGAAGCGCAGGAATCCGTAAGGGATTTACGCGCAATCTGCAAGCGATACCCGCATGAATATCTAAACCATCAAGCGCAGATTGACCATCTTTTCGGGGAGATAGCGCGGTTTGACTCGATTCAGCGTATGACGAGGAACGAAAAACCATGAACCAACCTGAGTTCCCCTTCGTCGCCAGCCTCCAGAAACAGCCGCCACGCAAGGGCGCGATGACGGTAATGACGGTGATGTTGGGTGCGGTGGTGGCTACGACGTTTTTTGGGGTGAGTATGTTTTTTAAAAATAACAACAACGAAAGAGGGATAAAATGAAAAAACTATTAGTGTTACCATGCCTATTTCTACTTACTGCATGTCCAGAGGACAGTAATGCAGATAAGAAAGCCAAAATAGCTCAGGAAAAATCACTTGCAGAGGCTTTTTCGCAAGTTGGTATGCCAGCAATTACGAATTTTCAAGAAAAGCGTATGTTGAAGCAGGTGTACGAGCTGCGCGACCAGACACTTGCAACGCATACCTACATAGTAAACCACATGCAGGGGTGCTTGGTGTATCTAGGCCAATCCATTGGCTATGGCATCCCTTATGCCGCTCAGTACAGTGCGCCCGATACGGTCAACACGCAGTACTCTTCGGGAAACTCACCTCAAGCAGAGCCAAACGGTTTGTTCATGCCAAGTTCAGCGCAGGGGACATGGGTAAATATGTTAAATCCAGATACTAAAAAAGCCGAGGTCGTTTATATCGAGCCAGAGACGCTGGTATCACCATTCCGCTTAACCAAACAGGAGTGCAAATAATGAGAGAGTTTTTAGCGGTAATTGGAATAATGGCTGCCATTTTATTGGTTGTTGTAGGTCTAAATTTCTTCGGTCTGGCAAATTACCAGTTCTTTACACCGAAATACGAAGCCGCACGGAGGGAGGTGTTCGAGAACACTCAATCCTACCAGCAGGGGTCTATCCGCGATTTTGACAATCTTTATTTGGCTTATGTTCAGGCCAAGAGCGAAGACGAAAAGGCTGTAATTCTTGATACGCTTCGTCACCGCACAGCAGGAGTTCAGCCGGATAACATCCCGCCGCGTGTCCGGTCGTTGCTTGGGCAATAGTGTGAGTGCGTTTTTTAAGAAGCAGAGAGAATTATAACAAGTAAATGTAGGGCAATCTAATGACTCATAATACCGCACAAACTATTGGGCTTATCGCCTTCTTAGGATTCGTAGGGTACGTCTGTTTCTGGTTCAATAGCCCATGGTATCTACTCCTTCTGCTTCTTGCTTGCGGAACATTTAGGACAGATAAAGAGATGGAAAAACATGAGAAGGACGAGCAAACAGCGAGGGATAGGGCAACCGATGAATAATTTATTACGAAAATTAGAACGCCAGCTTGCATGGCTAAAATTTGGAGAAACGATTTTCTACGGATTAGCTGCTGTTATGGCAGTTCTTCTTATTATCAAAGGTTAATCGGCAAAGGGTTGAGTGATGACGATTATTTGCGCTGCGTGGATTTTTGTGGTAGGACTTCACATGTCGTTCACCCACAAAAAAGAGGATTTAGAGGGGTTTGTGCAGTGGTTCGGGTTGATTATTGCAATCATAGCAACTTTTATCGGAGTTCATTATGTCAACTAGCCTGATAGATGGGTTAAGCCACAAGGATTGCTGGAAAGGCGAGCATCGTGGCCTCAATTTTGAGGTGGTTCATTGGGGCAAATCCAAAGACGAGCAAGGAATCAATGAAGGCGATGGGATGTGGAATTACTATATTTTAATCAATCAAGAGCAGCTTACGCCGGAAGAATTTAAGAAGGTGTGGCTTCGCGTTAAAAGATGGTTTGAGCGCTCTAGCGGCAGAAAACAGCCGTGCCATGACTATTACAATTCCATCCTGAGTCATGGCGATTTCCATGGCGGTATCACGCACTATTCAAAGCATCAATGCCCTGATGAGAAATATCGCTATATCAAGGTTGGCTGCGATTATGGGCATCTTTGGGACATGGAGGCTGGCTACCCATACGATTTGGCATGGGTAGCGCAAGATGCGAAGGTAACTATTGATAAGCTGCATGAAGTGCTGCGCTTTAAACAGCGTTGCTACTACATGGGAACCTACCATTACCCAGAAGAAATGATTGCGCTCGAAACTGGCACTCTGATTTCTCCAGAAGGCAATGAGAAAAGGAAAGCGGCATGACCGAAGCACCATACACGAACATCAGCGGAGATGTGGCTTTGTATCTACATCGCATTGCGACTAGGAAACCCTCATCACAATATCAGCAAGAGCAAAATTTCATTGAGCTATTCAGACGCGCAGGAATTGAACGCATGGTGCATAAAAATAACTTAGCGTACTACGCACAACACAATGAAGATGGGGCAGGAATATGAATACCGACTCGCTGATTGAGAAACTTGAGGACTTAAGGAATCGTGCTCCTAATGAAGCGTACAGTGCCTTGATCGAGGCTATAGCAATCGTTGTCGAGCATGAAATGTTGAAGGAATCTTATATGGACTTGGCGAATGGCAAACCGAGTGCGATTAGCTATAACAATAATGACCTTGGGTAATCTTGTGCTTGAATACGTTTACGCTTTGTATCATGTGCCTACGAAATCCTATGTTCTGGAATCCGGGTATTATGGGAATGGTGTCAGTATAGCGTGTTTCGCCACCAAAAAACGGTGTGAAGACGAGATTACAACTTATTACCGAGGTAAGGGATACAGACCAAAGCGTTTTAAACTAAAACAGTCTGGACTAAAATGATGTATTTATTGATATGACAACGGTTGCGTGAGTGGTTTAAACGTAGGTAGCACCGAAGCTAGGCTCCCAAGGGTAAGCCGATGCTCAACAGTTCGAATCTGTTACCGTTGTCGCCAAAATGAGAGATGAAGAAAGTGTAGCGATGACATTATTTGATGTACTGGCGATATTGGCCTTAGCCGCTGCGATGGAAGCACGTAATTGCATGAAGCAGGCTAAAATATGGGACGCTATTGTTGAACTTTATGACCGTAAACTGGATGTCGAGCCATGACCGAACCAAACTCATTTTGCAAATCAGTGTGCAGCTTTTTCAGGTGTGTATGGTGCGGCCATGCCACTGAGCGTAATCGCGGTATAGATAAATGCCAATTCTGCGGAGGATCGCAATCATGACAGATCAAGGAATCAATAATCGAGATACCGATAAACTGCTCATCGCTCCCGCCACACCATCCGCCACCACGCCGTAAACTTCTCCATCGGGATTTTGATGCGGATATAAAACGGCTTCATTTTTTAATTGCCACAACCGCCAGCTCGATCACTAGGTTAATATTGCTTAACGCAATGATCTTGCCCTGCTTTCTAAGCTGATTCTGCACCATTTTTTTAGCCTCGGCAAACTTGTCCTCTCCCGACACTCCTGCCCTCTCCGCAATCCTCACGGCATCAATAGCGATGGCGTACAGCAACTCCCCGCCCTGTTCGGCTACCTTCTCAAGCACAGGGGCAACATCGTCTAAAAACGTGTCGCGCTTTACCCTGAACGAGCGCAAAAACTTTTTCCACATAAACTACTCCTTCTTCATGTTTTTGGCCGCTTCCAACCACGGGAGAGGCTCAATCTTTTCTGTCGCAGAGATACGCGCCTTGATAGAGCGCCAGCAGAGGTAAATCGTCGCCACGCTGGAAACCCCGGTCAGCCCGAACTCCATGACGGTTTTTATCAGGTCGATGTCGAAGGCGACCCCGCTGAACGCCGTTACCAGCGCAAGCACGTTGACGACGATCGCAATCATCGCCGTGCGTACCGTGGTGGATTGTAGCTGGTTAATCGTGTTTTCTTCATTTAGCGCCATACATTTCCTTTCCCTTTTCACACAGCATTAAAAACCCGTCCTCGCTTAAGCGGTCATTGATAAACGCCAGCCCGACGTTCTTACCCTCGAACATTACCCGGAAACGCACGGTGTCATCTGCCATAGGGACAATCCAGATGTCGAAGCCACACGGACTGTGTATTTTTTGGGTGAGCATCAAGAATCCCCCATGATCTGCTTCATTGCCTGAGCCTTCACGACCTCCGCAAGCGCGATGCGCTCAGAGGCCAGCGTATGGCTGTATGACGTATGATAATACCCGTCCTTGTCCTCGGCCATAATCACCACGTTTTTCCAGCGGTGGTTTTCGATGAGTGCATCCTTCAAGACATTCTGCACGGTATGCTTCTTTTCGCGCAGCCGGACAACCTTAGTATCTTTGACTAATTTCATAATCCCTCAATAGGTAAAAAACACGGGTTTAGGCCAGTCCTTATCGTGAACGTGCCGACGGTCAATATGCAGGAATGTCTTGGCGAACCCGATAGAGAACCCACGCTTCATGGCAAGTTCGATAAACTGCCACTTCTTCGCGCCCGACCAGCCGTTCGTGCTTATATCCACCGCACAGCATCCCCATGGGTGGTCTATCAGGTGGTAACTCCCCGGCTTGCCGCCTACTGCCCAATTACGCTCCTTGCAACGGCACATGCTATTGACGGGCATAGGCTGAGCAAACGCCTCACGCAGCTCATTCAGCGCGTCGAGAAAGCCCGGCGCAAGATGGATGACATTGCAACATAGGCACGCTTGCTCGATGTCGGGAAAGTGGTTCATTCTTCCGGCTTCCTGAGCGGCACAACTCCAATTTTCTGCGCGATGATCTGCACATTGTAATCCATGCGCTCTAAGGTCTTTTGCTGGCCTTCCTGCTTACCTGCGATGATAGCTATATCCAGCGTGTTTTTAATAATGCGGGAGTCGTAACCATCCACGCGGGCAAGAACGATCCCGGCTGTGAACCCCATAGCGATAAGCCATCCGGTCAGGTGGAAGTAGAAGGTGTATTTTTTCCAGAGCTTTTCGATCATCGGCTACCCCAAAATTTTAGTTAGATAATCCTTCGTCTCTTTCGGTATCCTTCTTGGATCACCACCGGATTTTAGCCACATATCAACGTTCCCCTGCCCCCAATTGTAAGCCATAAGCGCATGGGCTTCGTTGCCTTGGTACTTATCAAGCATTTTGTCGAGGTATGCCTTGCCGAGCGCGGCGTTGTATTCAGGATCGGTTTTAAGCCGTTTGGGATCATAAGGGAGGCCAGCGGCCTTTGCTGCGTCCGGGGCGGTTTTAGGCATGATTTGCGCCACGCCGATTGCGCCTTTGTTTGATACAGCCGACTGATTCCCGCCGCTTTCGGCTTGAATAACGCGCTGGAAAAGGTCATCGGGTGCAGAGTTAGATTGGTCGCCTATAGTTTCAACGCTTTGCTTGCTCATAGGTTGAAGCGTAACTTCCTGACCATAGCCTTGTGGTAATGCCTGTGGCATGGAGCGATTAATGCTAATTGCGCCTGCGGGAGCGATTAATGCTAATTGCGCCTGCGGTTGCACCGCCAGGAGCAGACAGGAGTGGGGATATTGCATTACCACCTTGCCCCATAGGATTCCCTCCACCTTCAAGTACATTCAGGAGATTTTGCGCTTTACCTCTGGCCGCTAGTTTTTGCCCCACACGGGCTGCCGTCCCAGCTATAGGAGCAACGCCGCCGCCTACGCCATAGCCAACCAACGGCGCGACCGTATTCCCAACATTCAGGGAAGAACCAAGATCAACGCCAAACTTACCACCCATTTTAAGTAACTTTTCAACACCACTTCCACTTGCCGCATCTTTTAATGTCGCAATTTCTGATTGCGTCCAGCCACGGGTGTTGTCTGTGTTTTTCCAAAAGCGGGTTAATCCAGCTTTGATTTTATTAGGGTCGCCGTCTGCTTTTGCCAGAATATCAGCAATATCATCATATTTTGATGCCTGTGCGTATTGAGCACGGCCTTTATTTAATAGAGAAACGGCTTTTATATCGCCGCTCACCAAATGCGTAGAATTCGCGCTATTTACAAAGTCATCTATAGCCTTCCTTGCCGCGCCTGCCGACACGCCATCTTCGCTGCCACCGATACGGCCTAACATCCTACGATATTGGTCAAGCTGGTCTAAGCCAAGGCCGCCACTTGCCGCTTTTTGTTTTAGATCATCAATGATCGCTGTGGTTTTTGGGTTGAGCGCAGGAATGAAATTGTTTTTTGCAATAGCCGTGTCAACGTCTTTAAGCAAAAAGCCCTGCACCGCGCTTGGCTTAAATGTAGCGCCTACTTGGCGCATTTGTTCGTAAGTATTTCCACCAATCTTCAGGAGTGACTTGGCCGCGTCTTGTACGGCCTCAGGTGATTTAGCAAAAGCTCCAATTACGGCATTCTTGCCGGTTTTAAGCAGATCGCTGGCTACCGCACCAGCAACGGGAATAGCCCCGCCAACCAAAGCGCCAGAAACAGCACCCTCGCCCGCACGCTCAAGGCTTTTGTCGTATTCAGCCGTTCCCGCGCCATACGCAGCGCCGGAAGCCGCACCAGCCACCGCGCCCTTACCCACACGCGCCGCGAGGTTGCCACCGCGAAGTAAATTGCCAGTAGCCGCTCCGAGTTTTGTTCCTGCTGCAAGCCCACCTGTCCCTACCGCCCCCACAATGTTCGCGCCGATTGACGTTTTTGGATTCTGCTCTTGCTCGGCGGCAAGGCGTGCTGTTCCCAATTCCCGTGCGTCTTTGTAGTTTTCCGCTATCGGCTTGTCATTTATAGCACTCAAGGCAAGAGCCGCAAGCCCTGCCTGCGCCCTGTTTCCTATGCCAAAAGTAGCCCCTTGCAGGAATTTGTCGCCTACCGTATCGAATAAATCAACGTCCGGGCGTTTCGGTTGCGGTGCGTCCTGCTGCGGCATAGACGATTGGAAGTGACTGACCACCTCGTCAATCTGGTCTGGAGTAGAGCCGTCTGGAAGCTCTAGCTTTTGGCCTGTTTCAAGCTCTATCCGCATTATTGCACCACCTTATATTTAATCCCTGATTTGGTTTGCATCTGTCCGTTTGCAGTTGGCAGGAACTTAGAGAGCCTATCCTTGGTAACGTTGCCGCCCCTATCCTCGTATTGATTGACTGCTTCGGGTGAAAATCCTGCGCGGGAATTATTGATTTTTTCCTGCAATGATGCGGTGATATTTGCAATACCTTTGCGAAGATTGCTATCGCCCCTTCCAAAGCCAGCGCCTAATTCAGACATGAATCTATTGGCTTCTGATGGGGTTACTGCGCCACCAGAACGCGCCTTAAGAATGGCGTTTTGGAGATTCGCGATTTCCTGCCTAGTATCCACGCCCTTCCCAGACACCATCCAATCTGGCAATGCCCCCACCATTTCGCCATAACCCGCGATATCCCCATCGCCCGCCACAGCCTGATTGGCTCTTTCTGCCGCTGCCGTAAGATCTGATAACCCCGTGCTTTCAAGGGTTTTGCTGTAACGCTCGGTCTGTGAATCCAGCTTATTCTGTTTTGCCGTATCCATTGCGTACTGCTGGAATTCGCTTACGGGCTTTGCATTGACCTGAGTGCCGCCGATGGGCATGGTTTTTGATGGGTCATTCTTATTAAAAGCAATCGGATTCCCAAATGCATCTTTTGTTTCGCCCCAATCGGGGGTCATGTTTTTGATTCTCGCAGCCAGTACGGAATCCTCAAGGCCACGGGTAGCGTTCTGCGCTCCCATAAGCCCTTCGCCAAGCACCTGCCCGAAGTTCTTTTTGTAGGGGGACGGCTGACCCGCCTGCAAAAGCCCCTGAATAAGCCCCTGCTGCCTGCGCTGCGCCAATAAACCCTGTATGTCGCCGGGAGACATGGCAGACATATCGCCGCCTTGCATATTCTGCATACCGGCTTGATTCCCTCCAAGCAGTCCACCTAATATATCGAGCAAACCGGCCATAATTTATTAACTCCTTAACTATTGATCTTGATTATATTTAGGCGTATAAGAGCGCATAACCAATTTGGAGGCTGTTATGCGCTCATGGTCTTTTTTGCTTTTGCTTGTAATTTCCTCATCGGCTTTTGCTGATGAATATGTCAACGGGTACGTCACCAGTAACGGTAGAATCGTACAGCCTCATTACAGAACGTCACCTAACGGCTATCAGGGCGATAATTACAGCGCCCCCGGCAATACAAATCCATATCATCCAGCACCTGCTCCGATAGTTGTCCCGCAACCTGTGCGCCCCACGACTTTGACGCCGCTTGATTACCAGAACAAGCCGCAGCCGTTTAATCGCTAGTGAATCCTTCCGAACTCCACGCCGATCTTGCTGTAATCAACGGCCATATACTCACCATGCCATGACACGGCATCGCCCCTGCCCATTTCGAGTAAGTCTTGCGCCATGACGCCGCGATACTTGATTTTATCGGGATCGGATTTGTAGCTGAACGCGTAGACGGGGAAGCCATTTTCGTGGCCGATGTGCTTGATGTTTTCTTTGAGGCGCACATCGGAAAATGCCGACATTGCGGCCTTGCCTAAAGCACCAAGCTGGCTACCAGTTCCAGCACTCGCCAACCATGGCAATCCGGTTGCCGCTGCTGTCCCGCCACCAAGCAAGCTGCCAAGGCCACCCACGCCGCCCATCGCGCCAAGCAAGCCCAAGCCTGTAGCCGCCCCATTACTTGAATACGGCGTTGTCTGCGTCGAGCTGCCGCCGCCATAGTTCCCGTTTACGAGGTTCTTGTAATTCGTGATGGCGTTGAACGGGAGGTTAGAATTGTAATTGTATTTCTGAATATTCTGATTGATGACATCCTGCGATCTGCTGTCTTTGTTCGCGCCTACGCTACTGAGCGCCGACAAGTCCTGATAATCATTTGCTGCCAGTTGAGGGGCGAATAGCAATCCCTGCTGCATACGGTTACGCTCAGAATCATACGCACCCCCATACACTTGGCTTGCGAGGTCGTTCATGCCCTTACCAAGCACTTCTTGATTCACGCCGCTGCCAAACCTCCCGCCATTGCCAAACGCACTATTGACGCGCTGCTGCACCTGATCCGCGCCACGATTGAACGTGTCTTTGAGATATGGGTTGCTTTCAGGGCTTAGGAAACTCCCGCCAAGCAATCCTGTGGTGTAATCCTTGGCATTGTTCATCACGGACGAGCCGTTTAAAGCCCTGCTTGTGGTGAGCGCGTTTGCCGCCAGTGTTTCGGGGGATTGGTCGGCAATAGTTTGCCCCTGATAATAAGCCGGAGCAAGCGCACTTGCGCCCTGAGTGCCGGGAACGGTGAACTGTTCAAGCGTAGGCTTTGCACCAGCCGCGCCATAAGACATAAACTGGTCTTGCGTCGGCGCTGCGCCTTGCGGGGCTGTGGGCTTAAATCCCTTGGTATACGCATCATAAGCACCGGACACCGTTTGCATTGGATCGGATGATCTATTCTGATACGATTTCCCCGCCGCAGATTCTTGCACCAGCCATGCATTACGATCCAGCGGCGATTGACTCCCGCCTGCCGACGCCTTCCACTTATCCAGCGCGGATTGATAGCCCGCTGTATCCGGCGTTGCATTCGTCGCGCCGCCCTTGCCCTCCCAATCTTTCAGGGCGGCATCATAAGCAGATTGGTCGTACTGCGGAGTTTTGTTCTGATATAGCCCCTGCGAGTCACCTAGGATTTGTTTTAAGTACGGGACTACGCCACTCCACGGGTCTGCATTTTGCGTAACGGTAGAATTTCCGCCGCCAGATTTTCCGCCCATTTTTATAGCTCCTTACAAAGTATTGTTCCTAATTCTTTCATATTGGAAGTACGCGCCCAGCCGCGCCTGCCCGCGCCTGTCAGGTATGCCGCACCAGCATCTTTCGCCCACAATTCAATTGTCGCTTGAAGCTCAGGAAGCCACGCTTTAAGCCCCTTCCCGCCGATCCACGATACGGAGCAAACTTTTGCTTTCGGGTACTGCTCAATAACGGTAAGCGCACATCCGACCGGCTTATCGGTCATAGCCAGCCACAAGATATAATCGCCGCGCTCGCAAAGAAGCCTGAGGTATTCAATGCTCCACCACGGCGGGGCGACGGCTATGGATTTTTCAAGCCAGCCTTCGACAATCGGCCACGCAAGGACGATCTCTGAAGCGTGGCATTTGTAAATCATTTTATATTTGAATTACCTCTTAATCTTGGTATCATTTGCATATGAAAGATATTACGTTAGGAAAAACTTTCGGCAAAATGACCGCCGTCAATCGCTTGCCCCAAGGCAAGATTCTTTGTCGCTGCGAATGCGGCAAAGAAGATGAGTTCAATGCACTTAACCTAAGACGTGGAACATGTAGAGAATGTCCATGCGCTCCGAAATATATTGGTAACAATTTAAAGCATGGCATGTCCAATTCTCCAGAATGGAAAGCATGGTCAGAAATGCGTAATCGTTGCGATAATCCTAAAAATTCTCGATATTATTGTTATGGCAAACGCGGCATATCTGTTTGCGAAAGATGGAGAAAATTCAAAAATTTCTTTGCAGATATGGGGCGAAAACCATCGAGCAGCCATTCAATCGAGCGTATTGATACAAATGGCAACTATGAGCCGGATAATTGCAAATGGGCTGCCGCCAAAGAGCAGGCAAACAATGTGACAAACAACAGATTAATTACCTATGCGGGCAAAACACGGACAGTAGCGCAATGGGCAGAAGAATTAGAAATTAATTATGGCACGCTCATATCTCGACTAAATCGTGGGTTAGATACATATCGCGTGCTTCAACCTAAATCGTTAGCTAAGAAAAACATACTTCTTACCTATCGCAGCGAGACTCGTACAATGCGAGAATGGGCAAAAATTCGAGACATCCCATTTTTAACATTATACTATCGCATAAAGCGCGGGTGGCCTGCTGATAAGGCATTGAATTTTAACCAATAATACATAATCCATATTCTCGATCTACCTGCGCGTTATTAGCGTGCGTGATGACAAAGCGGTTGTTTGCGACATCGTGATTCGCCGCTGTAATATAAATCGTTCCCGCGCCGATTTCCGCCGAGGCATTGGCCGTGCGAGGCTCAAGCAATATGACGCTCGCCGTTGATAGTCTCCCGGCGGCAAGATTTACCGTAGTGCTTGCCGCATTCGCGGTTAGCGTGACAGTGCCGTAATTATTCGTGCGCCCCTGCATGATCGAGTTCACAACCATCGCAATGCGCTGCACCCAATTATCCGTATCACCTATTTTGGTCAGTGGTGCGCCGGGGAAACTCATCGACTATCCTCCGTACCCTCCAGAACGTCAACGCCATGCATCCGATACTTCAAAGCCCATTGGTTCACAGTAACGCCGACAAAAAATGCTACGCTGCTTTGTCTTTCCGTGTATTGGGCATTATTCCCTACAGCAGTCATCGCTACGGTTGACCCGCCCCCAGATGGGAACTCTCCGGTGTAATAACCAAGATTGACTGATGTAGGCAGGGTTTCCTCGCATAAAACCTTGATGCGCCCTATGCTGCCTCTGCCGCCCTTTTCAGTAGCCGTAAAATTGCGGGTGTAGAATGTCGCATTATACGCCGTGCCGGTGAATGTCCCGAGCTTGTTGTCAGTGGCCTTGAACCCCGAGATAACCCCACGCGGATAAGTGGCGCTGTACGTTACGCACATTCCCTGACATGAGCTGCTTAAATTAATGAATGTGAATTTGTCAGCCAGATAATTATAGCAGATAAGGGAGACTTGCTCTGCGGCAAACGTCACCGCGAAGCAAATCGCTGGATAATCAGGGACAGCGAAAGCCGTCATCAAATTGCTATCGTTGATCGCGTATTGCGTCCAATAATCCCAAAAACTTGCGTCAACGCGCCCTAAACCAATAGGAATAACGGAATTGCTGGAACGACGCTTGAATCCCTTTTGCGACAGGAAAAAATCATCACCGCCAGCTTTAACAAGCGCACTAGGCACAATGCAACCTATATCGGGGATGGTTGCACCGCGCCGAAAAATGAGCGGACTCCCCTCGTAATAGAACGGGGTGATTGCCCTTTCCTGATAGACGAAAAAACCATCCTCAAAGCCTGATATGCCGGTGACCACGCCGTAGTTGCTGTTCATGTCCTGATAATCGGCTTGCGTGGTGGCCGATGATGCCCATGACGCCGTGGGATCACCCTGCGCTGACCACTGCACGCGGAAAGGCCTCGCCGTGCCGTCGTTGACATAGCCTAAAACAACAAAGTCTCCAGCAACATCTATGTATTTCGCTTTCGGCGGGCTTCCTGCCAAGGCAGAGAAATCCGTATCCGTTCCAGCAAGGTAGCTTTGCGTTGCGTCTACATAATTCACCGCGATTACGCGGTCGCCAAAGGCCGCGAAACTCCAGCGGTCGCCGCTGCCAGTGTAGCTTCCGCCGACCGTCCGGCTAACATCATCCCAAGTAGTGCCGCTCACGCGCTTAAGCACGGTATTTTCCCCGGCAAATGTATAATAAGTCCCATTTGAGGCGCGGAATGAAAATGAACCATACGGTATATCACTAAGCCCGGAAGTCGTAGTGAGCGCCGTGTAGGCTTTGAATGGCGCGAACCCCCTGCCAGCGTTTATTACATTAAGCGGCGCTCCACTCAACGCCCCACCACCTACCCCGCCCTCCAGATATGGCGCGTCTGGAGTGAAGTCTTGCATGAATGGCTCGAACATTACGCGGACACCTCTGCCCTCATGCGGAGCGTAGAGCCTGATTTTCTGTCACGAATAGTTGCTTCGCGCAGGTTATCTAATGAATTTTGATACAGCGGCATCCATGTAGAAAGCCGGGGGTCATTTTTTAAAAATATGTCGGCCTGTAGCAGCGAGGCATATAAATAAATATCTGGTGCGTTCGTCAAAATCCAGTTCACGCCTGAAGAAAGGGCTGTGAGTCCTTTGTAATAATTCAGGGTATAAGCGTAGCTTCCGTCCAGCGGAGGGGAAAACTGGAAATTATCGCCTATAGGCGTGTAATAACGCGGATATGAGGTGTTGGTAAAATTCGCGGCTTGCGTGGGGGATATATATTGCAAACTTGTGGATTGCCCACCGATTGTCACAATGAATGAAATCATTGATGCATAATCAGAGGGGATGGCCAACGTGTTGCCAGAAGTCGTGCCGGAAGCTGTGGTTTCTAAAAATCTTGGCGGAGGTTCAAAACCCATTATGTCCGATTCGATATTCGATTCCGCCAGCTTAATAAAGTCAGGGATGTAGCTCGTCAGGTCGGAGCGATTAAGCCAATTGCCTACAGCGGTTTGCAATTCTGCGTAAGTAGTTATGCTCATACTCTTCCACCCCAAATTCTAAAACGTGCATAATCAGGGTCGTTTAGTATCCGCGTAATATGGACATCATCGGTCATGAACTCATGCCAAGTGATGCCCTTCTCGATACAGTAGCCCTCTAAAACGATAGGGTCTAAACGCGCCACATGGTAAAATTCCCCCGACTTACTTTTGCCGTCGGTGATGCCGCGTATGCGTGCGGCGTCATCCAGAATAGGCTGTGAATTAATCACCCGTTCAAAGGTGATCCCCCCCGATGTAGCATCTTCATGCATGATCGTCTTCGCACCGGGGGAATCTTCAATAAGAACGCCCATTAGCGGGAATCTTCCAACGCTGTGACGACAACGGGGGTCGCCGCGCCCACGCCGTACACCGTAAAGAACGCGGAGTTATTCACACAGACAATTTGTGAATCACTTACGTTGATAAGCAAATCCGCAGTCGTAGCCGCAGGACATGTCCCCGTTTTGCCCCAATCCCATCTAAAATAGACAGAACCTACAGTGCAAGCCACGCGAACATACTTCGCCGCTAATCCCCCCGCCGTAGTAGGCATGGCCGTTGAGGCCGAGGACGATCCGTTAGGGGCTGAAACCGCTACCCCTACCGTACCAATTCTTAAAGCATCATCGGGCATGGTTCACTCCTAGCGAGTTTGCTGAACGTAGATGTAATCAACATCCACGGTGCGTGACGCGGCAGCAGTAGCGAAGCCGGACACAACGGGAGTCAGTGCAACCGAAGCGGTCACTGCACCCGTGAGGCCGGAATTAACCACCACACCGTCAATGAAGAACTTTGCAACGCCCGACGTATCCACTTCGATCCGGAAGGTTCTGTAAGTCGCGGCAACGTAAGCAAGGCCAGTGTCCGTGTGCGTAGCGTCCACATCGTTTGCAACACCCACACAGCGAATCGTCACCGTGGTTGCGTTGGTATCGAACAGGAAGCCGATTGCATCCGTTGCGTTGGTCGTGAAGGTTGTCGTGGTTAGAGTTGCCGGAGCCTCAAGAGCCGCCACCTGATCGGTCAGACCGACAAAGCAGCTTACGGCTGTAATGGCAGAAAGCTTCACCTTGGCTTCGAATACTAAAGAGCCGTTAGCGGCCTTCCAGTTCAAAGCAGAGCAAAGCTGCACACCGTTTACGGCCATCGTGCCGCCTGCACCCGCGCCCGTAGTAGCACGAACAGTGCCGCTTGCAGCCGCGTTTACAGCGAAGTTAGCCGTTGAACCGTCCGAACCCTTTTGAACGTCCCACAATCCCGTAATGGCCTTGCCGTTGAAGTCGTCATACTGTGTTGATTTGATGTTTAAATCGTGGAAGTTCGCGCCATACGCCCCCCAACGATAAACCTCTTTGGATGTAAGATCGTCAATCAGACGAAGCGTGCCATCCCCATTTTGTTGTAGTTCAATACCCATTTGATTCTCCTAAAAAAGAAGGGGCTACCCGAAGATAGCCCCTATAAGTTCAACCTAGCCAATTAGTTTCTAGGTCGTGGTAAGATCGCGGATAGCTCCGCTTGCTGCTTCCTGATTGCTCTGCAATCCGTATTCAACCGTGAGGAGGAACTTGTCAGCATCGCCCGTCTTTGCGAGTTCTTTAGGCTCGTAAGAACGGAGTACGTTCAATTTCCACATATCGGTCTGAATTACGAAAGCAGTACGTTCACGCTGGAAGCGGTTAGGTACGATCTTCAGTTTGCCAAAGTCGCTGTAGTAAATGTCAATAGCCGCCTGAAGTTCACCGTCTGCGCGGTCAATCGTGCTCGTGGCATTACCAGTAAAGGCAGAAATCTTCTGCTTGTTTACGGGGCCGCACATCAGCATGTTTGGATTACCGCCAGCGGTAAAGCATTTCTGCGCCAAGTCTTTTAACATGGATTCAGTAATATCGCGCTGCGTTCCGTCAGTTGGCGCTGTGTTGGTGGCGCCAGCTACGGGGGCAACACCCGAAGCACCCAAGCTGTTATTGGTAGCGCACCAGCCTTCAAGGCCGCGAGTCTGCCTTGCCGTGGTGGAGTTACCCGCAACATAGGTGGTGTTCTGGCAGATTGCAAATTCCTGGTCGCGCTTCAATTCCGCGCCACGTTTAGCAATCTGGTACTTCAGTTCGTTTGCACGACCTGCCAGATTAACAGCCTGCGCCGTGCCGGAGATTACGCCAGTTTTGTACGAAATCTGTGCGTAGTTACCGATGCGGGTTGAGGCCGTCACGGCAGAAATGGACGTAATGTCATCACCTTCGAGCTGTGCGTTAGCGGCAGCAGAAGCAAGTGAATCGGTCTGCCATTCAAAAAACGTGTTGGTTGCTTTGCCCTTGCCGATAGACGACATGAAAGGCGTGTCGGTAGGAGAGATATTATAAATAATATCTGCGAGCTGTTCCTTGATGCCTTTCTGAGAAAAGGTCAGGAACGTGTTGGTAAAAATAGTCATTGGTTAATCCTTTAAGATGTGAGTTGGTCAAGCGCTGCAAACGCATCCTCAAGGCTTCCCGATTTTTTCAGTTTGGCAAAGGTGTCGTTAAACTTGCCTCCGTTATTGCCTGATTTAGTTCCGGGTCGCTCTACTTTGGGCGGCAGCTTTTCAATTTTTTTTGTTACCTCCGGCTTCGCAGCCATAAGCTCGTCATAACGGCGGGCTTTATCGGCCAGAACAATAATCCGGTGGTCGATGAGCTGGCTGACCTCTTCGGGGCTTGCGCCTAACGATTGGAGGTAGTTTGTCACCTTTACTGATTCATCAGCGAAAACCTTTTGGTCTTTCCACGCAGGGAGCTTCGTTAAAAGTTCCTCCATCTGCACTTTCTGGACTTTTTCAAGGTTTTGCTTCTGTTCGAGCTTTTGATTTTCAGATATTCTCTGAAACTCTTGGGCGCGTGCTTGTGCCTCGGCCATTTCCATTACATAAGTGGCGGGGTCATCTTTTGCGAGTTGCACCCAATCTTTGTTTTGGTCTTGTGCAACCGCATTTCCCAGCAGCCTTTCATATGTTGCTAGGCGTTGTTTAAATTGTTCCGGTACGGGTGAGGATTCTATTTCTTTTTGTTTGGCTGCAAGCTCCTGCGTCTTGCGCGTGTAGTCGGCCTGTCTCTGATACCCGTTGACCAGCTCATCAAGCTCGACGTCTAATTCTTCGCCTTGAACCTTGACTTTGAATTTCGCTTTTTCTGCCTTGAGTTCCGGCTTTTCATCGCCATCGTCCGGCTCACCATCTTCACCAGATACTTCCGGCGCTTCAACTTCTTCAATCTCAGGCGTTACCGCTTCTTCAACTTCCGTGCTGCTGTCCGTTTGGTCAGCAGTGTCCATTAGCGCACCGATTTTATCGGTGGCCTGATTCATATCAAGTTCCATAAAATTCCTATTCGACGGTTACAAAAACACCGTTAGAGAGTTGCACCTTAAAGGTGTCGCCCGTAACGATTCGGTATCCAGAAGCCAAGCCGTGATAAACCTCTGGGAATCCATCCCCGGGCATCTCTACCCGCACAATCCTTAAATGGCGGTTTTCGCCCTCAAGCAGCTTCGCCTCAAAATCGGATACGCTGGAAATGTGTGCGCCCCAATCGGAGGCCGCAGGCTTTTTTAAAGCTATTCCGCAGAATCCTGTTCGCTCGCCTTGTTCTGACGATCCAGTTCTTTCTGCGCTATCTTGCCCCCGTTGGTCATCTCGGTTAGCTTCCCCTTCAGGACTTGCATCCCCAGGTTTAAGCTCCAAAGTGTTTCTCTGTCTTTTTCGTTTAACATTGTCTTCCATTTGCTAAATGCCTCCCTTTCAATCGCTTCAAATACTTCAATAAAAATTGGGTTTTCAGAAAGCTCCCTCGCCTTCTGTGCGTCCTGAATATCTTTGATTAAATCCATCGTTTCCCCTACATGCTCGCAAGCATGGCTATAAAAAGAAGTTCATCGTCTATCTGGTCGGTTATTCTTTGCTCTGCCAATATCAGCGCGTTGCGTAACGCATCGAGCGCGTACTGATTTGCAAGCATGGCATCAAAATCAATGCGCTGTGCTGGTGCGGGTTCTTCAAATACGAAAAACGCCCTTGCCCTGCGTTCTGTTTCTTCGCTGGTCAGGGGCGATATATAGGCATCGGTTGCGGATATAATCGCTTCTTCTGCCTGCTTGTTGTTCTTTGCCGTGATGACCGCAGCGTTGTACTTTGCCGCTAACTGGTCGGCTTCCCTGCGTAGCTTTTGCAGGTTCTTCTTTTTATGCGGGTAGACTTTAGCGCCATCGTCAGGAAGCACCCATCCGCCGATTGATAATTCTCCAATCGAGCCGCCGATCATAAATTATATCCCTTTAGGCAACCAAGCTCATTTCCTCGATTATAGCTTGCTGCTTAGTCGCTTCCTTCTCAGCCCGTTCCTTGGCTTCTGTCGCTTCCGCCAGCTTTATTTCCTTCATTTTTGGCGTTTCAACTACGCTCTCAAGCGAAGCATAAACGGCTGCGATCACTGCTTTCAGTGCGGCTTTATCGTCCGATAACGCGGCAATCGTCGCATGGAACGCAGCGGTATCATTTTTTAACTGCTCTAAAAGCTCTGCCTTTTCCTGCTTGAGCGCAACAATCTGAACCATCCGTTCCTGCGATTCATCTCGCTCAAGCAATATCTGTTGAAGCTGATTCTTGTCGAAATCAGGAATGTCTTTAAGTGGTGTAACTGTTGCCATGGTTTTGCCCTTCTATGCTGCTGGATAAAATATTGTTGTGCTGAGTTTGGCCACAAGGTCGTTCGTGGCCGCTCCTGCGCCAGCCGCCTCACCTGTGATTTTTAATATCTGCGTATTGGTGAGCGTCAGGCCGGTGACGTTGGTGTAGGTAATTACCGGCTGCGAGGTGATGCCGTTCACAATAAATTCAGCCATCACGCGCAAGGCCGTGGACGATTCGCGTATAGCAGTGATTTTCACCTCAGCCGTTCCGCCGGATGCCAGCGTTAGCGCAGTAGAGTCCAGCACCTTTGTGCCGCCAATATATGCACGAACCTGCCGTGTGGCTGTGGCGCTACTCACCAGCGCGATGATGTACCGCGCCTCCACCTTATCGCCGTTCGCACCAAATGTGCTGGCGGGAAGCGTGTCAGAATAAAGATCATCTTCACCAGTCCCTACGTTACCGGTGTCGGCATAGTGATCGAAGATAACGCCGCCGACTTTTGCCACACCGGACGAAGCACCATTTTTCACTGAAACTTTGGTGACGGTAAGGGTGTCCGTAGCGAACGCCATGTCTGCATCGTCAGTCAAACGGCCATTGACAACGAATGGCACGCGACCAGCAGTTAGCGCAATATCATTAAGGGTAAATTCTTTCTGCGCCGTGCCGGTGGTGATGGTGGCGTAATATTTATCTGTCAAGAAACACACTTGCCCCGCGCGAATATTGCCGCCTGTGGGGAGGGATGCTGACGTGAGCCGCAGCGGTGCGTAGGAAGTGCTACCAGCGCCAATATGCACACGGTCTGTAGGTGCTGAAATTCCAGATAAACCGACATTCGTCAGGTGGTCAGCATACATGGCATACCCGAACGAGCCGCCGCCAGTGCCGACGAGCAAAATAGCCCGGCCATTGTCACTTGCTGAACCGGTTTCAAATACCCAATCCACAAGCCGATACCCGTTAAAGCTATTCTTACCACCCATCTCGCCCATGCGCTGCCCTGAACCCGTGCAATAGGAAGACAGTACGTTCGCGCCATATCCTCCCGTTCCGCCGCCACCGTTCCATGCCGCTGCGCCGAACACCTCATTCCCACCGGAATCGACAATGGTGAAGTCGTTGCTACCCGCAGATGAATGTTCAGTGGTGCGAATCTTTAATCCAATACCACCGCCGCCAGCGATAGCGTTAATATCTATCCATGCAGTTGGCACGGTTTGGTGTATGCCGATCTGTGCAGTCGTGGTAACTGTCTCATCAAAGTGCGCCGGGAGGTCAGTATGGACACCGTATTCCGTGCCGCCATCTGTGTAGCAGAACTTCACCGAGCGAGCTAAATCGCCCGTTGTGGGGGAAGGAGTTGGTACACCCACGTTCGACCATGCGAAATCCCCTCCGCCACCATTGCCGTCAATCAGGCCACCCGCGCCACTGGTTTTTATCTGCCACCAGATGAATCCGCTGCTATTGAAATCCCGCAGAACAAGGTAGTCCAGAGTCAAGCCATCAGGGTTTAAATCTGGATCCCATTGAACATAAACAGAGGACGCACCCGCTGTGATGGTAACAAGCGGAGGCTCATAATAAGTGGCAGAATAGAAATAGTTTCCACCTACGAGGTATCGCGAATATATCCGATATTGAATCGTATCGCCTGTGGTGTAGCTGTACGGGTCAAAATTCTCATAGGCGTCGTAGAACTCAACCGGTGAATATGGGCCATAGGTAATAACCGCCGCGACGACTTCCGCATGGGCTGCTGGATTTGTTACTGTGCCATTGATAGTGAGCGAACCCGCCGCCGCGTCCCATCGCATCGCGGGATGGGTTTTAGGCTGCAAATCCCCTGTAGCTGCGGTAAAAAAACCTAGGTAACAAGTGGTATCGGTGGCTTCGTTGGCGACGGTGATGGTGGATGGAACGCCACCGCTTGCCTGAATGCTGGCGGGCAAATCATTCACTACGATTTTTGTGCCGCTTGTGAATACTACCTTGGAGTTGGCATTACTCGATGCAATTACCGTATCGCGCACGAGTGTATTCGTGTTACTCATATGCCCTGTGCCAACTTCCCACTCGGAATTGGTGGTGTGGCTTATGAAGTAATAAAATATGTCCGGGGTCGCGCCCGTACCAAATGCCGTTGCAAAGGTCTGGAATCCTCCAGCGGCATTGGTAAGCGTAAAGTTCCCGTTGCCGTTACTCGTGGCCAACTGCTTTACAAGATTCGATATAGCAACCATCAGCCGCCCGTTTGAACGGTTCCCTGTAGAACAGTGCCATCAGGGCGTTGCATGGTTATGCTTTTGGGTGCGTTCATCGAGTGAGCAAACATACCGACAAGATTATTGAGCGTTTCCATCATGGGATTAACAGACATATCATCTTCGATGGGCTGCGCGTCCTTACTCGCCGTTATGGTTTTCACATAACAAGCACTGGCAATTTTCATCATCTCGATTTCACGCTTGAGCGCGTATTCTTTTTCCATCTTCTGCTGTTCAAGCGCGGCATCGTTATTTGATCGTGTAATCGCCACCTGTTTGTCAGCTTCAATCTTCGCCATCGACTCTTGTGCATCAATCATCTGTTGATGTTGCAATTCTTGAATCTTGGCCGCCTGCTGGTTCTGTGCCATCGCTGCGTCAGACTGCGCTTTTGTCATCTTCACTTGGGCTTCACCCTGCGCCTTGATTGCTTCGGGGTCTTGCTTCGGAGGCTGTTGCTGCATCTTCTGTTTGGCTTCATCGCTCTCAGGATCAATGAAGAACATATCCCCATCCTTAAAGCCCATGTTGGTAGCGAGTTTGGAAGCCGTGTTGTAAATGTGTTTCGCGTCTACGATAGGCAGGCCACTTGCCATGGCTTCTTTTTGAACATTAAGAATGCCCATCAAATGCTGCGCCATCTGGTCTTTGTTGCCAGTGCCAAGCCCTACGTTAATCGTCAGGTCGTAAAGCGTTTCCCAATTGCGTGGGTCAATGTCTTTCCATTTATTCCGCAAGCGGATCGTCTGCGCTACCTTCTGGTGCGTCAGGGATAGCTTGATAATTTTCTGGAATAGCGCCTTCACACCCGTTTCTGCTATTACACGGGCAATCAATTCAATGCGCTGCTGTGCCGCCCCCATAATTGCGTTGATGCCTGTCGCGGTTTTATTCAGGCTGTTGGCATCTAGCCCTTGATTGTATTTAGTGACACCTGTGCGGTTTTCTTTCACCGTTTCGATATATTCCAACACGCTGAAGCTGATAGGGTTTAATTGCTGCACGGCGAAAGGCTGAACTGCGCCAATATCTTTTGTGCGAATGATGCCACCGATGCGCGTGTCGAGCAGATCATCTATATTCACGCCCTTGGATTCGTCGATAATCGTGCGAGGGTTGTTCGTCAGATACATGTTATCAAGCATCTGGCGTGTGAGAACGGTTTTTATCTGCTGTATGTCCATTACCTGATCGGCAACGGATTTGCCTACCAATTCATGCGGCATCAGGATAGGCGTGCCAATAACAAACGGGTGATCGTCTACCTCTTCATTCTCAAGAAGCGTCTTGTTTGCTTTGACTACCTTGCGCCATTCCGCAATCCCGTCATTGTCGTAATCAACCTGGATATAGCTTTCTGTAATCCATACCTGACGCATGGACTCATCCATCGTGACGCCAGTCCCCGAGGCGTTATAGGCAAACTCATCATTGCGGCGAGCGCGTTCAAGGCGCTCTTGGTTGAATTCTGCCGTGGATTCATCATGGCTGATCTGGTCAACATTGTCGTAACCCATCGCCCTTAGCTCAGAGATGGTTTTGAGTACCCTGTGATGACAGGAAAACAACCTATCGGCTGAACGCGCCTTACGACTAAATAAGAATTCCTCGTTTGGGATGTTATCAATGCAAATTTTTGAATTGTCCTTTGTGCGCTTTAGCGTAACGCTGTGGAGCGCCTGCGTTACCTGCGTGCCATCCGGTAAAGATACAGGCTCGTCAATCTGGCTATGCTCAATCGGTTCAACTTCAGGGTCTTGCAGGAGCTTCGCCAACTCCATGTCCGTTAAGCCCTCGTATTCCTCGCGGGTTTCGTCTTTCTTTTTTTCAAACCAAACCTTTAAAATGCCAGTGCGCTGCAAAAGTGCGTCTTTGATGAAATTATGCAAAATAACAAAGCCGTTATTTTGGCGATAAAATACATAATTGGCGTAATCGGTCTGTTGCTCCGCTGCCTCTTCGTCCTCTATTGAGGCGGGCTCAAACACCACGGCTTCGTCGCTTGAGGTGAATATTTTAAGCAGGCTCGGCAATATCCATTCAACAGTATCCGATACGTCCAGCGACACGACACGGCTGCGGCCTTCTGCTTCCGGTGGCGACAGTTCGTTGACCGCTTCGCCGTTGTAATATCTCAGCGCCTTTTCACGGTCTTTCGATAGCCTTGATCCTGATTTGCCCATTGCATCGGCAAGCTCCGCGTCAACAATAGCCATCAGCGTGTTATCGTCTATTTTATCTCGCTTGCGTGTTTTTGGGCGTGTTTCTTCCTTCACACCCTCTGTTTCTGGTGTGGGCGTTTTCTTTTTTGCCATCACGTGCTAGACAGTTCCCAAACTTTTATATTTAATTGGTTGCGCTGAACGCTTTACGTCTGCAAAGCGCAGCATCATAATCCCGTAACGGGTCGCTGATAGTAAGTCGTCACGCTCTTTGACAATCTTGCCATCCTTGCGGTGGTACATTCTAAATTCTTCAAACCATTCTGTTTCCGTAGAAAACACGCGAAGTCGCTTTGTTTCCATCCGGGCATACATATCCATGATGCCAGCCTCTACACCATTCGTCCCATCAGGGAACGTGGCGCGGTCAGGGAGCATGTTAAGCCCCTGCGCCTTGTACTGTGCCATAAGCTGCTCACATGAGCCGCCCTTATCGTGTTGCAGTCCATCGTGAGGCCATGACCACGGTATCCAATCACCCCACGGTTTTAATGCCGCAGCGTGAATGGTCGGGCTTGCTTCCCGTATCCGATAGGTCTTGGTAACGTAAACTGTATCCGAATCCCTATCCCATGCCAGCTTCACACCTGCAAATGGATGGTCATACCCAAAGTCTAGGCCGCCGATCTGCGCCCAATGCTTCGGTATCTCGAATGGCGCAATAGACAACGCTTCCTCAGTGAATGGGAATATACGACCAGAGCCTAGCATTGGGATGCCCTTGGTACGGGCTTCACGCTCATGCGCTGGGTAGCTGGCTATAATTGCTTCACGCTGTTCTGACGTGTAATGCTCCGCGTCATCAATAGTCATGACGGTGACATGCGTGTTGGGCGCTTTTGTATCGCCTATGAAGCGCATTACCGTGTCGCTCATTCCAAGCAGCGGAGTTTCTGTGAGAATAATTAACCCCATTACTACGTTGGTACGCGTCAATCCCTCGGTGTAAATATCAAGCGGGGGTTCTTCATCGAACCACACGCCATCAACCGTATCAGCCTGCCACTTGCCGCGTCCCTGCTCGTAGGACTTCAGTGCAATGGTGCTAATGCCGCCGGATACATGCTTAATTCGCGCCGAGTCAATAAGTTCAGGCACACCTCTTGCGGGTGAATACCCCTCTATGCAATCGGCTGGTATCATGCCAGTGCCGAGAGCGTTTTTAATATCACGCCCGAATAATAGACGCTGCACGCCCTTCTTTGTCAGCTCGCCGGATTCCGATCCCGCAAGCCAATTGTTCGGCCTGTCGAACCTGTACCCAACCCACCAATCAGGATAGCCCCCCGTCATGTGGTATGCGACTTCTGCCGCTGCCGAAAACGTCTTGCCGAGCTGGTTGCCAGCCATAAGCATACGCTCACGGAAGGTCTTGCCAGCTTCATGGAATTCTAATTGTTTCTTATATGGCCTGTAGTCGAGCAGCCTATTCTGGCTCTTTATCCGCTCTTTCGCTTCCAGCAATGCAATCAACTCCTGCTTTTCCGAGTAGGAAAGCGAGTTTAGCATCAACGGTTTTTGCATCGGTTAGCGGTTCTCCACCTGTGGTCATGTCTATTTTGTCTCCATACTTCTTTGGATTCCATTTGGATAATAGCTTGAGCCTTGTATCCACTTGCAAGCGGGCGCGGCCAATAGCAACCTCATCCGTAACGATGCCCTTCTTTGTCATTTTCCAATCGTGTCGTTCATCGTCCGAAATTTCTAGGCATTGCTCTGCTAGAGCGTCAAATCCCTCGTCGCGCGCGTGTGTGATACGGCTATTAATCCCATCATCGCTCAACTGCCATTTATTCACCGTAGCCTTACACGGCATATGTTCATCACGGCATATTTGTGCCAATGGCTCTCCACCAGATAGGCGCTCTACTATCTCGTCTATTATTGGTTCGCTATATAGTGTTGGCCTGGCCATGCTAATACTTAAATATCGTCATCTTTTACGAACCATGGTGAATGATTAAATGGAGAAGCCCGCAGAATACTCATTTGCTATTCGTCAAATTATCTATTGTTTTAACCAGGCGAGCTACATAAGCCGAGTCCCATGGGACATCCCCGCCTTTGGCCAAGTATCTTTTAGTTGTCGCCAGCTCAAAGTCCGTGAGCGGCAAAGTTTTGTCATCAACAGGATGCGGCTTTTTCCAAAATTCTATAAGATCGGAAATAACAATAGCTTCTTTTGCTACTCGGTCAGCGTGATAAATTATGCTTTCCAAGGCTTTTGTCATAAAAAGCCTACATCTAAAATTTCCCGTGGCGGGTGAAATTTAGTCGCAGCTATAGCGACAGGGTGATTGAATATTAACATGATTCTTTAAACCTCGCAACGAATAATTTTAAATTCTCCTCGGTATGCGCAATTCTCTCATCCTCTGGCATGTCCTCCAGAGCCTTCAAACGATCCCGAATATGGAGAAGTGCCAGCGATAGCCTCTCAAGCGCTCCGCGATACATTTCCTTGCGATTAATGGCCATGTATCGTGTGAACTCCGTCTCATAAGTGTCGATAGCGCTACCGATGAGGGAGAGATCGTTACGGCTTAATCGCTGCACAAGCAGGATGTAGCCGTGCTCCTCCATGCGAGTATCACTGCGGCTTCCCTTCGCTCCGCTTCCTGTGGATTTTTTGAAGCCCATGGCCGCGTTGTGGATGTCGCGCCAGATTTGAAATATTTGACCGGCATGGGCTTGGTCGTCAGTGATGATTTCGGCGTTCCACAAAAAATTGAGGATGTTCCTGACTTGGACTTGGGCGGAGAGAATATCTCCGGTAACACCGGTTTCCTGGTCGATGCTACGCACGGTTTGTATGTCGCCCTTGGCCTCCCGCTCCGGGGTGATGATCGGAGTCCCGCGCGGCAAAAACTGAGAGGCGTCAATTGCCTCGCTGTCTTCAGGCTGCTTGCGGGATTCGCTCATGCGGTGCGCCTTTCGATCTGTGCTGTCGCTACGCCATACGACGCAAGGAACTCATCAACGTCAGCTTCCGGCGCTCCCCCTGCCCGCATAGCGTCCACCGTTGCCGTTATTTTGTTTTCAAGCGATGGCTTGGGTTGCTCCAGCCCCTTCGACATGCGGGCGTCGTGGAGTAGTTCGCCAAGGCGGAGAATTTCATTTTTGGCGTTTCTCAGGTGTTGGCGCAGGGCGATGTTTTCCTGCGTGGTGGCGAGTTGCTTCGTTTCCGTGGCTTCCTCCGCCCATTGCTCCCCGCGCTGTTCTTCCTCGTAGCGCCCCATGTAGCGATGATCTTCCGGGGTGCGGCTGCCATAGTCTTTCTTGCTCAGGGCGATGTAGACTTCCTTTGACAGCGGCGGCAGGCCATTGCGCTTGATGATGCCAACGATGTCGGCTGGAGTTGGGAATTCCTGCGAATCTTCAAGCCATTTTTCCAGCGCACGGATTGTTTTTTCGGCAGGATATTTTCCAAGCAGCGTGTGGAAAAGCCGGTTGATCTCGCTGAAATTCTCGGGGTTCTTGCCGTAAATATTTTGCAGCATGAAACATCCGGCCAGCAGGGAGTCGAGCCTATCCTGAGCCTGCTTGCTCTCGCTGAGCGCGGGCAATGGAGATTTGCTCTCGCAGGGTGTCTGCCGTTGATTTTCGTGTGTTTGCATTTTGCGCTCCGTTTGCTGTTTTTTGATTCCGCACCCAATTTCGCCATGTCGCCGTCCAGTCGAGCTTCAACCCGTCCTTTCCGGCCTTGGCGATCCAGTAATCCCTGAACCCGTCGAACACAATTCCGGCGTTAAGCTCTGGCCTTTGGGTTTTGCAAAATTCAATCCACTCGATCGGTGGATGGGCGAGCGCGAAGCGCGTGGCCACTACTCTTTCTTTCTTCTTACTTTCTGTATCTGTATCTGTATCTGTATCTATAGGGCGTGACATCGGCGTGACATCGGCGTGACATGGTGTTACTGCGTCTAGCGCTTCACGCTTTCTTTGCCTTCTTTTCCTCTCCGTTGAATTATTATCGGTTTTGTATTCCTGCCTTTTATTCCAATTGGTTACGTAACCTCCTTTATGTCCTACTTCAATTATCTTGGCCGAAACCATTGCTTGGAATATTTTGTCGATTTCGTCATCAGAAAGACCGAGGCAAGATGCGATATAATCCTCCTCAAATTTCAATTCACCCCTATTTTCTGACTGAGATGCCCCTTCTAGTATAAGTGCCCAAACGGCTATAACGTGACATAGCGTGACATTAGCGTGACGCGCAACCATGCGAAATTTACCATCTTCGCACGATCCGTGATACCATCTGAACCACTGGTTACTCATACCCTCAACCTCCAACTTTCCGCATATTGCTCACCACTAATTTTTTCTTGTTGCTTTTGCCTTTTTCGCTGCCTTGCGCCCTCTTCCCGCGCCCGCATGAAGTCTTTGAATCGCACGGAAAATGCGGGAGGGAATTTCGGGTTATCCACAATGTCCTGATAGATCGTCATCATTATTTTTTACCCTCACGCGCGCTGAATTTTAGTATCTGCGCGCTATGCTTCGAGCCGATCAGCGCGAGGCAGAAATCAACGTAGAGCAGCGGCCAGAAAAATAGGGCTTTCATGCAAAAACCTCGATTTCCATGCGTGGATTATCGCTGTATCGCTTCTCCACGCGCATATCCGTCACCAGAGAATCGTCGCGGAATATGATGCTGTTCATGCCGTCACAGGCGACCTTCAAAAAATTATCGGAATCCGGTTTGCTCAAGGGCAGTATTTCGCCGCGCAATGCCGCCGCCTGCTTCTTGCCTGACCAGCTCGCGGGGATGGGCAGGAATACGCGCAGAGCCACGCAGATAGCTATCTCATCAAGCGGCTGGCGGCTTCCAATAATGCGGCGGGATTCCTGCTTGATTTTAAATTCGTATGCCTCTGTTTCTTTTTCCTGATAAAATTGAACAAAGGGCTTTTTCCTGAACGGCTGGACTATGCGCGCGCGCGCCCTGCCCTTTGGGACGGGTACGCCGTCTACAGTGATTCGGTATAGTAAATCGCGCGTATTTTCTTCCGATTTTTCATCGTACCGCGCAGGCCGTGGCATCAACGGAAGGGCGTCGAATAGTGTGGCCACTGTCATGGTGCGTCAATGCCTCCCGCAAGCCGTAATCTCCGGTGCGCTGCCACGGATTGCAGCACCTCATTTACTTCGGGGACGAACTCAAAAAGAGATGATGTGACATATTGGATGGATTTGCTAAGGCAGCGCTCACCCTCCGGCATGAGCGTATAAGAAAGCCCGCCCATGCATTCGCGGGCGCTGTGGGTAACGGCTATTATGCGGCACGGGTGGCCGCTGTAGATGACCTTTTTGTGTAAGTGATCGTGTGTTTTTGAATCGTTCATTGTCCCCTCCCCCATAATTTGTTTGCCCCCACTATCGCAGGGGGCTTCTCGCCACACTCACGCCCTCTATAGGCAAGGGCGCGTGCAGTGCCGGTGTTATCCACCTCCGGCTGGGATGTGTCGCCCTTATGCAGCCATCGAAAACAGCGGTAGATCGGCGCAAAGCTCGGTGATGCGCTGCGTTTCGCTGTCTATTTCATCGCGTGCCTGCCGTTGATCTTCGCTCATGCGTAGATTTTTGACCGCGTTGTGGATTGAGGTTTTTAAGAAACCGTCTTGCTTGGCGCTGTTGAGTTCATCTTTAATTTTTCCACTAATTTCGGAGATTTCATTTTTCCAGCGGGCGACGTTCTGGACATATTTTTTAATCAGCTCGTCGGAGTTACTCCCCCCTACGGCTACTTCATGGAGTTCTTTTACGGATTTGATGCGTTTCATTGGTTAAGTCCTTTCTGGTTGTTTTCCGATTAAATTTAGGGCTGACGCCGTAATGACATCCGCCCCGTTTTCCCCTACGGTGTGAGCGCTAACATCAACAACCAAAGGAGAAACTCCATGAGCTTCAGCGATATTCTTAAAAACGCCGACATCGCTATCCCCTGCCTTAATTGCGGCCAGAAGATCACTCAAAAACTGGGAGGGCTTAATACCGATAGAGAGCTTATTTGCCACGGATGCGGGAAAAAGATTGTCATCCAAAGTAAAGAGGCTGGCGACGGATCGGTTAATGATAGCCTCAAAAAATTTGATGACGGAATCGCGCAGATCAACCGGACGATCCGAGAGGCTTCCGATGAATGATTCTATCTCTTTCAGCAAAGGCAAAAACTCATTCATACCGGCGACCTCTATCGTGATAGAGTCAGTAGCGCATTGACATTTTGAAGGGCGGTGCGCCTCGATAGCGTCAAATACTGACTTCATCGCCGCGTCTGAAACCGCATCGTTCTTGAGGTGATTTTGCTCGGTCATAGCGCCTTCCGATCAACATTTAGCAACAAATTAATATTAAAATCTATTAGTAGACTATGTTAACAAGTTTTTACGATACGCTTGCCTTTTCAGGCAAAAAGAGCTAGGTCGGGTTATTACGTTTCTTGGTGGGTTTGGGGTTCAGGCCGTAAAAATCATTGGCGCTGACAGCGCCTTTGGTAGCAGAGTAAATAACTTTGATGTCGTTATCGTTCGGAATAGCACCGTGCCAGATACGATGCGCCCTGACTGTCAGGCGCGGGCACAGGTCACCGTTGCCAAGAATTTCAGCAAGCGCTTTCTGACTTTTTATGCCTTTTTCTACGAGCCAATGTTTTTCCATGCCCGAATACTTACATATAGTGTAAGTATCGTCAAGGACAAAGTTGCATACAATGAAATTACACGATCTTTCGCTATCTGCAAGTATGCCGCCTATGCAAAAGCAAAAGAGTGTGCCGCACCCTAACAGCCTCCGCCTTCTTATGAGGCGCGATGGGGTAAAACAAGCAGATATCGCAAGGGCATGGGGTGTTGAGGATGGGGACGCCCACCAGCGCGTAAATGGATTGGTGCGCGTAACGCAAGAGCGTGCGCGAAAACTCACTGAGAAATTTGGGTGGACTGCAACCGAGATATACGGTGAAGTTGCCATGGGACTTACCCCCGTTGTCGGCAAGGTCGGCGCTGGCATTGTTTATGCGTTCGATGACCACGCCCAGGGCGGCGGGTTCGATGAAGTTCCGCGCCCGTCAGGGTTTGGCAGCAAAGAAATGGTCGCTGTTATGGTGGATGGTGATTCCATGCTTCCGGCCATGCGTAACGGCTGGCTTTTGTTTTATAGCAAAACCAGCGATGGCGTGCCGAATGAGTGCATAAATAGCTTGTGTGTCGTGTGCCTCGCTGGCAATGGCATGATGGTGCGCGATGTCAGGAAAGGCTCGAAGCCCGGACACTTCCACCTGATCGCTTATAACGGAGAGTCTGCTTTTGACGTAAAACTAGAGTGGGCTTCAAAGATTTTAGACATTAGACCATCATAAAGGAAAACACATGAAATACATTTATCTGACTGCCGCTGCAATCTCGTTGACCGCCTGTGCCAAATCCACCAGCGAAATATCGCCGCAATATACATCGCCCATGCAATATAACAGCTATACATGCAAGCAAATCGAAATGGAGATGACCTCGCTTTCTTCGCGGGTTTCCCAGCTTGGCGGTCAGGTGGATAAAACAGCCAGCAATGACAGCATCCAGATGGGTGTCGGCCTCATTCTTTTCTGGCCAATACTGTTCGCGCTCGACGGAGACACACCACAGGCGACAGAATATGCGAGAC